CTACAGAAGAGTACAGGTTGCAAACCTAATGTAATAGGTATTAATACTTAACTTTTCAAGAGACCCCTTGTGGGTCTCTTTTTTTATGCTATAATGCAAGGGATAGGTACAGGGAGATCTAACCCTCCCCATCTATCACGTTCAATTATACTAAGTTTTTTATGACGAATCGCATGAAACTTGTCAGTATCATTGACTCTTACGATAGTAGAGTTGATGATAAAAGACGAGACAGATTATCACGACTCCAAACCATAGGTTCTTTACCAGATGTTCCCAAGTTAGAAGATTTGGTCAAAGAATACCTCACCAATCCAAATTTTGATTGGAGAAAAACATACATTTGTTCTGTAAGAGGTAAAGATCAATATGGTTCACCTATTTACAATAGGACGAAAGATATTGACCTTAACAAATGTGAACAACATGCTAATGAAAAAGGGGGATACTCTTATGAAGCAGCGAACACTGGTTCTGGTTTTGTAAGACCAAATGGATACTTTGTTAACACGCAGAGTGGACACCGTACTACTCTATTATTTGCTGTCACTTTAGATGGTGAAGAACGTAGTTTACAAAACGTCAAATTCCATGACCCTAATGCTACTGATGAGGAAATCATCCGTAGAGAAGCAGATGATCACCACACAGATTGTGCTGATAGAAAACCACAAACAGGTGATGATAAATTTAGATCTGCATACTATGCTCCAAGAGACTGGGCAGTTTGGTTGTTTAACTTTCTAAAACCTTTTGATATTAGTATCGCAGGAACTTTAGAAGGTGCATACTTCTCACTTCCATCTCACTCATATATGAACACCGCTATTAATTTAACAGGAGAAGGAACGGTTTCAACTTACTTAAAAGCATTTACTGAACATAAATGTGAAAGAGTAATCTTAGGAAATGCTGTTGTAGCAGGATCTTTGTTTCTGCAAGGGTTCTCTGAATACATTGCTAAAGTTGATTCGGACAATGGTATTGACTCATTTAATAGAATGATGAAGTTCTACTTTACTGAGTATGGTGAAATAGTAAGAAGGTTTGATCCTGATGGAAAAGACTTATCTCAATCGCAGCTTGTTGCAGGAAATGGTCTCTATAAGGGAAATGAACCTGCTGTTGCTAGATTTGTATTCTTATACAATGAATACTGTAGACTTAAAAGGTTAAAAATAAGTGGAAGGCAAAGAACTGCTATTCCATTTGAAGGTGCAGATGATAAAGGTTGGAATAACTTTATATCAAATGCAAACCCTCTAATGAAACCTGCTCTTGGTCAACTTGCAACTACTAAGTTCTTTTAATTAAAGGTTTTCTTAATGTAATCCTTGCTACATATGTAATAAATAATTTTGCACGTGTGAAAGGGGAAGGAGTGTCTGCAAAGGCACTCTTTTTTTGCGTCTAAATATAAACGTAGAGTATGCTTAATTATGATAGAGGATGTAAGGTTTGAGGACTTTATTGGTATTTTCGATACCAAATACAACACTCAACCAGTAATTGACTATTGGGAATATCAAAAGAAGTGTGGTGCTACGTTTAATCGCAAAGGTATCTTTGGTAAAGAACGTAAAGCAAATCAACGTAAAGATCAGTGTCTTGCTACGGAAGATTTTATATTAGATCATACTTGTGGTTATGAATGGATGAAACAATACAATGATATTGTTGGTGAGTGCTTAGAATTATACGTTGATGAGTATGAAAGTCTACTGCAATATAGATATCAACAAGTATATCTGAATATACAGAAGACTAAACCAGGTGAAGGATATCATGCGTGGCATTCTGAAGATGGTTCTATGGGATGCAACCGTAGAATATGTGCAACTATGATGTACCTTAATGATAATTTTGAGGGTGGTGAAACTGAGTTTCTTTATATTCATAAACGCTATAAACCTAAGAAAGGACAAGTATTAATTTGGCCAGCAGGGTTTACACATACTCATAGGGGATTACCTCCCTTAAATGGTGAAAAATATATTTCTACATCATGGTTGGAAAACATCAACGGATAAAATGGCAAATTGGTATCAGGATCAACTGACTAACAAAAACTTTCTTTCTCCTATAGGATTTTTATTCATACTGGATAGAGCAAAGAAGGTATCATTCTTATGTCAAAAAGCAAGTATACCTGCATTTACGACAGGTAATATTGAAATACCTACAAGAGGTTTTGTGACAATACCAGTTGAGAGTACAGCAACATACGAGGACTTGTCTATTGATTTTATAGTAGATGAGGACTTAAGAAACTATATGGAATTACATAACTGGATGAGAGCACTATCTACACCAGGTGAGTATAAGGATAGATATGATTGGAATACAGAGAATAGTATTAGAGGAACTAAGAATGATCCAAGATACTCTGATGCTACATTGCAAGTATTGAACAATAATAATCTTGCAAACTTTGATGTTGTATTTAAAAATTGTTTTCCTATAAACTTATCATCATTACCATTTGACGTTACGTCATCGGATAATAATTACTTTACAGCAACAGCAACGTTTAGATATACCTTGTATGAGGTACGAGATATAAATTCATCAACACGTAGGTAAACATGTACAATCTTAACATCAAAAAATCTTTCATCGCATTTGTAGAGTGGGATAAGAAACTCATAAAAAAATTTCAAGATAAATATAATTTGTCAGACTATCAAATCAAATGTCTTGCTTTCGCTAAGGGGTTTATAATCGGTGCTATTCTCCTTTGAAAAAACCTTTGGTGAAGGTGTAGATCCTTGGTATAACAAGGCAGAACGATGGGTTAAGAAGAAATTCAAGAACCCTTTCGTCAGGCATCTAGCACTTGGTTTGATAGAGTGGTTGAAAAAAAAGTGGATCTATGCTAAAATAGAAAACACAATGCGATCAGTTGACGCACAAGCTGAACAATTAGTAAAAGAGTGGGACAGAAATGAACCAATTAGAAGACCAAACATCGTGGAGACAGGAGTATTTGGAGATGAAGGCTGGTCTCTCGAAATTTCAAATCCAATTGTTGAAAGAAGGTCCGAAGCAACTAGCACAGGCATGGTTGCTCCAAGCGATGCACAACGACTACGAAAAGATGAAGGGCATCAGACCCAAAAAAGAGAAAGCAGTCAACTGCCAAAGCAGTCTCCAAGAGTTCTTCAAACAAACGAAGGATCAAGGAGTATAATACCCGACCCTTGGTTAGATTATGAATCTGGAACAGATACAGGAGATGTGGAAAAAGGATTCAGTAATTGATAACGATCTTTACTGCGAAGAATCCACAAAGATACCACAACTCCATATGAGATATATGGAATTATATACGACGTTCGGTCTGATGAAGAAAGAGCGTGAGATTGAAATGAAAAGACTTATTAAAGAGAAATGGTTATATTACAAAGGTAAGGCACCTTCATCTGTATATAAAGAGATGCCATTTGATCTCAAACTTACTACTAAAGAAGAGATCAATATGTTTATAGAGGGTGATGATGATGTAAGAAAGTTGCAATATAAAATAGAATATGTAGATCAATGTCTTAATTACCTAGATGGTGTATTGAGACAAATTAATAATAGAAATTTTCAAATCAAAAATGCTATTGATTGGACTAAATTTCAAAACGGATTATGAAGTACGGATGTTCTTATAGAGTCATTGAATTGAATGACAGTGCGATGACTAAGATTCAACGCACACTTGATAGTGAAGATTTAGTTTGGAAAGATAGTCTTACACATAATTCAAGTTTAGCAAGGAGTTCATTAGATAGAATATCTAAACAAGCATGGGTTAGAGATCATAGATTTTGTGAGATTTTCATGGACATAGCAATAGTCATGAATGAACAAAACTTATGGAACTTAGCTCTACAGGGAGTTGAACCGATACAATATGGTATATATCCCGAAGGTGGTAAGTATGATTGGCACGTAGATCAGCATCCTAAACCAATATATTGGGCGAATGATAGTGGATCTGACCAAGGTGTAGTAAGAAAAATAAGTATGACTCTTTTCATGAATGATCCTGATGAGTACGAAGGAGGGGAGTTTGATTTGGAGATATATAAACCAGAGACTGATTGTAGATACGAAACGTTTAAGTTGAAGAAAGGTTCAGCAATCTTTTTTCAATCGGATCAGTGGCATAGGGTTAGACCTGTCACATCTGGGATCAGAAAATCAATTGTAGCATGGTTTTATGGACCTCCTTATAAGTAAGAAGAATGAAGTCTATTTGAAGATTGAGGCACAACCTCATATAAACTATGAACTTGCTGACTTTTTTACTTTTGAAGTAGAGTCCGCAAAATATATGCAGAAGACAAGAAGATATAAAGGATGGGATGGAAAGATAAGATTATACTCACCTGCTAATGGTGAGATCTATTGTGGTCTAGTAGATTATCTTACAGACTGGGCAGAGCAGAAAGGATATAACTACGTTTTGGAAGGAGATGATTACTATGGACATCCCCAAGAAAAGAATGAATTAATTACTCCCGAAGGTGTTGTTGGATTTGTGAAGTCATTGGGTCTGTCTGTATCCGTTCGCGATTACCAATATCAAGCAATATACGAATGCCTGAAATACAACAGACGACTCCTATTGTCGCCAACTGCAAGCGGGAAATCCTTGATGATCTATTCATTAGTTCGGTATCATGTAAATGCTAAAAGGAATGTGTTAATCGTTGTACCCACAACATCTCTTGTGGAACAAATGTATAAAGATTTTAAAGAATATGGTTGGAATGTGGGTCATCATTGCCATAAACTTTATGCAGGAGCAGAGAAATATACGAATCATGATGTAGTGATTTCCACATGGCAATCAATATACAAAGAACCAAAGAAATGGTTTGATAAATTTGACTGTGTGATAGGTGACGAAGCACATCTATTCAAAGCAAAGTCTTTAACATCACTCATGGGTAAACTCCACGATTGTAAATATCGTATTGGTTTTACTGGTACACTAGATGGTGCTAACGTCAACCAATTAGTATTAGAGGGAGTTTTCGGTAAATGTTCAAAGGTCACTAAGACTTCTCAACTGATGAAGAAAGGATATCTTTCTAAATTAAAAGTAAAAATTATATTGATAAAACATTCAGATAAAATATTTGAAGGGTATCAAGATGAAATGGATTACCTAGTTGAGCATGAACCACGAAATAAATTTATTAAAAATCTAGCAAAAAATTTAAAAGGAAACACATTAATACTATTTAACTACGTAGAAAGACATGGGTTGCCTTTGTTTAATATGATAAATAGTGATACAGACAAACCTGTGTATTTTGTACATGGAGGGGTGGACACGGAAGACAGAGAAGAAATTCGATGGTTGACCGAGAGAGCAGATAATTCTATTATCGTTGCATCCTATGGTACATTCAGTACAGGTATTAACATTCGTAATCTACATAATGTTATTTTTGCTTCTCCTTCTAAATCTCGCATACGTAATTTACAAAGCATTGGACGAGTACTTAGGAAAGGAGATAATAAATCCAAAGCAACTCTATATGATATTGCTGATGACATATCCACTGACAAGGGAAACAATTATACATTGAATCATTTGTTAGAGAGAGTCAAAATTTATAATGAAGAAAAATTTGATTATGAAATCATAGATGTCAAACTCAAGGATGATTAGTTACGCAAAACATGAAGAAGAATTTCACGGAGTTATCAAACTCGTAAGTGGAGAGGAGATACTTGGTAAAGCTGTTCTCACAGACGACCACGGTGAAAGTTTATGTTTTATACAAAATCCTGTTGCTGTTCAAATGATTGAAAGAGATTTAGAAGGTAATAGATTGGGGAGAGGTATTGGATTTTCTAAGTGGATGCAATTATCTGATGAAGATTTTTATGTAATTAGAGAGAAAGATATCTTAACAATATCTGCTATGTCTAAAGAGTGTATATTCATGTATGAGTCTTATCTCAAGGGCGAGACCACAGATTCGAGAAATGAAAAAATGGAACAGGAACCCAGTAAACATCTGGGATATTTAGGTTCTATTGATCAAGCAAGAAGACTATTTGAAAAAATTTATATAAACCCTAGTAAAGAATAATATATATTCAGAAACCTCTACACGGTTTAGTGTACAGCAAATTGACAAGTTTGTCAAGTCCTGCTATAATAAAGTATCCAAGAGGAGAAATATGGCTGCACGAGCGAGCACCAAGAAGAAGCAACACTATGTTGATAACAAAAAATTTCTTGAGGCTATTATAAAGTACAAAGAAAAAGTTGATATCGCTAAAGTGAAGGGTCTTCCCAAACCTCGCGTCAACAATTATATTGGTGGATGTTTTCTAAAGATAGCAACACACTTATCATATAGACCAAACTTTATTAATTACATGTATAAAGATGATATGGTTTGTGATGGTATAGAAAATTGTATACAATACATTGATAATTTTGATCCTACTAAATCTAGAAATCCATTTGCATATTTTACTCAGATAGTGTATTATGCATTTCTAAGACGTATAGCAAAGGAGAAACGTCAGATGGATATTAAAGATAAGATTCTAGAGAAATCTGGATACGATCATGTCTTTAGTGTTGACGGAGACGCAAGTGCAGACTATAATCAAATTAAGAACAGAGTGGAGATGAATCAAAAGCGATGAAAATATTGCTGATAACTGATCAACACTTTGGTGTTCGTAATGATAACAAACACTTTATCAATCACTACAAAAAGTTTTATGGTAAAGTGGTTATACCTTATATCAAAGCAAATAATATTAAACAAGTTTTTTGCTTAGGTGATACATTCGATAAACGCAAGTCTATTAATTTTAATTCATTAGATGAGTGTAGAGAAATGTGGTTCGATCCTTTGAGAGAACTGGGTGTTAAAATGGATATGCTAGTTGGCAACCATGACATCTATTACAAGAATACACTAAGAGTAAATGCACCAGATGAACTTCTGGGTGAGTATCATAACATTCATGTAATTACAGAACCAACTAACATTACATATGATGGTTTAGATATTTTATGTTTACCTTGGATATGTGATGACAATGTTGAGCAATCTTTCAGAGCAATTAAAGAAAGTAAAAGCACAGTATGTATGGGTCATCTAGAACTCAATGGTTTTGAAGCACATCCTGGTCATGTCATGGAACGTGGCATGGATCCTATGGTGTTCAAGAAATTTAAAAAGGTATTTACAGGACACTATCATTCTAAATCTCATAAACATAACATTTATTACCTTGGAAATCCCTACCAACTTTACTGGAATGACTTCGGATGTAAAAGAGGCTTCCATGTTTTTGATACGTCTACTCTTAAGACTACTCATTATAGGAATCCCTTTGACGTTTTTGTTAAATTGTATTATAATAATGGAGTTAGTCTCCCAAGCGAAACAGAAGTAGAAGGAACTTTTGTAAAATTAATCGTAGAAGAAAAAGGTGACTATGCTAAGTTTGACTATACAGTTAAACGTCTACAAGATATGGCGATTGCCGATCTTAAAATTGTAGAAGATCTCGGTGTAGGACTAGAAAATGATGATTCTTTGTTAGAGACAGAGGACACATTGACTTTGCTCGATGCATACATAGATGAAATAGATCTAAAGGTAAGTAAAGAGAATGTCAAAAGTGTGATGAGATCTCTTTACATGGAGGCATCTGCAATCTAATGTTCGTATTAACCGATAAAAAATCTGGCGGTATTTATTCTGTTCTTAATAAAGAGAATCAGAAAACTGTGCAGTGTTTTGAAGAGGAAGATGATTGTATTAGATACCATGATATGCTCTTAGCAAATGGCACAGAGCATGAATTAAATGTCATGGAAGTAGATGATGAATTAATCTCTATAAACTGTGGAAGTCATGGATATCGTTATATGGTAATAACATCAGAAGACCTCGTTGTACCTCCCCCTAAGACTATTAAAAAGTGATTACATTTGAAACGATTGCGTGGAAGAACTTTCTTTCTACTGGCGATCAATGGACTGACATCCAATTAGACGATGCAGGTGCGACACTTATTGTCGGATCTAATGGTGCAGGTAAATCTACAATGCTAGATGCTTTGTGTTTTGCTTTGTTTAACAAACCATTTAGAAAGATAAGTAAGAGTCAATTAGTAAATAGTATTAACGAAAAGGGAACCAAGGTACAGGTAACGTTTAGCATCGGGAGGGATGAGTATCGTGTATTCAGAGCAATCAAACCAAATATTTTCGAGCTTTACAAAAACAATAAGTTGGTTGATCAGGACGCTGCGACTAAGGATACCCAGAAATATCTCGAACAAAGTATTCTCAAACTCAACTTCAAATCTTTCACACAAGTCGTCATCTTGGGTTCATCCACATTTGTCCCCTTCATGCAACTTACCGCACCTAACCGCAGAGAAGTTATCGAAGATCTACTCGACATCAAGATCTTCTCACAAATGAATACGATCTTAAAAGATCGGTATAAGACAGCATATCAACAAAGTAAAGATTGTAGCAACCTTCTATCTATAGCAGAAGAGAAGGTAAAATCGCAGGAAAAACTTATAAAATCCTTAAGAGAAGTAAACAGTGTTAGAAGATATGAGAAGGAAGATAAAATAGTACAAAATAAAGCCTTGATTGATAGTTTGATATCAGATCAATCCCAAAGAAATGATGAACTATCAGCACTAGATCAACAATTAATTGATACAGATCAGCATAGAAATTTGCTATCGGATCTTAAATCTAAAACATCAGACCTTAAATCAGAGATAAAAAGGATAGGTAAGGACATGAAGTTTCTTAAATCTCATGATACTTGCCCAACTTGTACACAAGATATAAGTTCAGACTTTAAAAAAGAAAAGATAGATACACTGACTAAAGATGGTATTGATTATACAAAAGCTTTAAAGAAAGAACAAAAAGCTATTGATGATGTAGTTTCTATCTTAGACGAAGCCACTAAGTTATCCATGAAAGCTCATGAATTACGTAGTGAGATATCTACATTTGATCGTGATATAGTCAGATTAGAATCTGAAAATTTAGGAATAGAAAAAGAACTAAGTAATTTAGTTGCAGCACCTAAGATTGAAAAGGAAGAACATATACTAAAAGACCTGATAGATGACTTTGAGGATACTAAAATTGATTGTGGAGAGGTATCTAAAAAGATAGATGAGTATCATACAGTAAGAAGTTTACTACAAGACAGTGGAATTAAGAGTAGGATTATCAAAAAATATGTACCCATATTTAACAATCTTATTAATAAATATCTTCACAGTATGGATTTCTTTGTCAACTTTACTCTTGATGAAGAGTTTAATGAAGAAATTAAATCTAGATTTAGAGATGATTTTTCTTATGCGTCTTTCTCTGAAGGAGAAAAACAAAAGATTGACTTAGCACTTCTCTTTACTTGGAGAGAGGTAGCACGTATGAAGAACTCAGCAGCAACTAATCTGTTGATCCTTGATGAGGTCTTTGATAGTTCTCTGGATGCAGATAGCACATCTGCTCTACTTGCTATCCTAGCAACTTTAGGAAAGAATACTAACATATTTGTTATCTCACATAAAGGTGATATCCTTATCGAGAAGTTTCATAGAACATTAAAATTTGAAAAGATAAATGATTTCTCAAAATTAGTGGACGATTTATAAGGTGTCCACTTTCTGCTTGCAAACACATTTAAAGGTATTATAATATGGGTATAGACGAGACACCCATGCTAATCAACCAAGAAGTAAAAGGACAACTTGCAAAACTACTTGCAACAGAGAACCTTACAATCGAACATCGTAAAGTCACTACAGCATACTTTGATGTAGAGAAACGTATCTTATGTCTTCCTATCTGGAAGTCTGCTTCTAATACAGTATATGATTTACTTGTAGGACACGAGGTTGGTCATGCATTATTCACACCTGCAGACGAACTAAATGGTGCAAATAGATCATTCGTAAATGTTCTTGAGGATGCACGTATTGAGCGTATGATGAAAGTCAAGTATCCTGGTCTTCGTAATACATTCTTCAAAGGTTATCAAGAGTTATGGAATGATGGGTTCTTCGGTGTGTCAGATGGAGATATAGAGAAACTATCTTTGATTGATCGTATGAATCTATTCTTCAAAGGCAACTCATCTATATTATTTGATTCAGAAGAGCAGGTATGGGTAGATCGTGCAGCAACTACAAAAACTTTCCAAGATGTACTAGACCTAGCACGTGAAATGATGGATCGTGCAGAGCAGAAAGATCAAGAGAAAGTAGATGAGACAGAGGTTCCAGAGATGCCATTCAACGGAGAGAAAGATAGTGATGGTGAGTATGATGTATCTAATGGGCAGAAGTCATCCGAAGAAGGACAAGAAGGTAAAGGTGGTAAGGGTCGTCCAGATCTAGGAGAAGATGAGACAGACTTTGATGATGGGTTTGAAAATGAAGGACTAGACTATGATACAATGACTACTGGTGAGATCGGTGGTGGTAAGAATCTAGGTGTTAATTTTCCAGAAGAGATAGTAAAAGAGACAGAGTGTATTACAGAAGAAGCACTAGCAGAATCTATTGAGACTCTTGTTGATGAAGATTCAAGAGAGTGGGTTTATCTTTCACTACCTAAGATCAAAGATATCAACAAAGTTATCATTGATAACAAAACAATTCAAGAAGATCTAATACAACATTTCGATGATGAGTATACCAGATTTGAATTTAAAAAGAATGATTATTATGATGAAGGTTATCAGAAAAGATATATCGAAGAGAAAAAGCAAGCAATTGACTTTGCTAAAGACCACTACTTAAAATTCAAGAAGTCAACTGGTAAGACAGTAAACTATCTTCTCAAGCAATTTGAAATGAAGAAGTCTGCTGATCAGTACAAGAGACAGGCAACATCTAAAACTGGTGTTATCAATACTCAATCTTTATACAAATACAAGTTGACAGATGATATCTTCAAGAAGATTACAGTAGTTCCTGATGGTAAGAATCATGGTCTTGTTATGTTCCTTGATTGGTCTGGTTCTATGAGTCAGTGTTTACTTGATACACTTAAGCAAACATACAACCTAGTATGGTTCTGTAAAAAAGCAAACATTCCTTTCAGAGTTTATGGCTTCCAGAGTGGATATCATTCTACTTATAGATATGGTTCATACTTACATGAGGGTTTTGATCATCAAGAGAATCAACTTGCAGTTGGCGATGATTTCAGACTACTTGAGTTTCTTTCATCAAGACAGAACAACAGATCACTAGAGAGTTCTATGAAAGCACTTTACCTACAAGTATTTTCAATGAACAACTACAACATAAAGGGATGCGAAAAGTATGGTCTTGGTGGTACTCCTCTAGCAGAAGCAATCTACTGTGCAAAAACAATCGTTGCACAAATGAAAACACAAGAGAAAGTTCAGAAAGTAAATGTTGTATGTCTAACTGATGGTGAAGCAAATCCAATGAACTATACTCGCAGACATGAGTATGATGATAGACTATGTTCAAGAAACATTTGCAGTAGTTCTCATGTATTTGTTCTTCGTGATAAGGCAACTGGTTATCAGAAACGTATTAATGGTAGTCCTTACTTAACCACTAAGGAGATCGTATCATACATGAGATCAATCACAGACTACAACTGGATAGGTATTCGTCTCTGCAGTAAGGGAGAAGTAAACAGAGTTATCAGAAACCTTACTGAGAATTATGAGGACATCCAAACTTATGATAAGCAATGGAAGAAAGAGAAATTTATCTCCATCATAGATAATGCAGGGTTCAATGAAGCATTCTATATGCCTGATAGAAGCAATGGTTCAGACTCTGATGAACTAGAGGTTAAACAGAAAGGTGTTGAAGCAACTAGAGCAGAGTTGAACAGAGCATTCAAAAAGCATATGAGTTCAAAGATGCAGAACAAAACCATTCTAAATAGATTCATTGCACAAATAGCATGATTGTTGATGACGTTGCACAGACCATTCGTAAGTTAACGAGTGGTCTTCCTGATGTAAAACACTTACCAGAAGATCCTTACCGAAGTATCGTTAAGGATGATATCGTCATTAATAATGAAATGTGGACATGTACTGGTCTTAGAAAGATACATTTAGAAACTTGTAAAACAAAATACTTAGACGTACTTCACTGTGTATTATTTCCAGAACCCAGATATAAATTACCTATCTTTGGATGTGATATAATAGCAAACAATCGTATAGTCACTGCTGCTATTGTAGATATATCTCCTGTTAAAGGAGTTAGGGGAGAGTTCTATAAAGATATAAAACCAATAAGTGAAAGATATATGGATTTTGATTTTCGTAAACTACCTGAGTGGGCAGATATATTTTCTCCTCATTGTAAGTTTATGAGATTACATAAGCAAACTGAACAGATAATGTATGTACAATTATTAGAAGAATATCTACAAGTATATGTAAACGCAGTAAGTAAGGCAGAGAAGTGTATGGATATAGATGCTACCTATGATAGGTATCAAGATCAGGTATATTATTGTACCCAACAAAAACAAAATAAAAAAACTGAAGCAGTATTAGGATCTTGGTTTGATCCAAATTGGGCAAAACATTATATAGATAATGTATTATTTGATAAACCAAAACCTTTTATAAACTTGTGACACTATAATATCTGTCCACTCAAGGCTTGATCTTTCATACTATGATGCTATACTATGTGTATAGACAACAAAGAAACCATGCCATTCCAAGCAAAATTCACAGAAGACGAACTACTAACATACTTCAAGCAGTTCGGTTCAGACATATCTGCAGAGAACGTTAAGTCTGCTGCAGCACACCTTGGTGTAAAAGTTCAGAGTGTCACAAAACGCATGAACAAAATCTCTCGCCTTCAGAAGGTAGGTCGTGGTAAGTGGTGCTTAACTGCTAATGAGATACTCAAAGCATATGAAGCACCTGCAGCAACAAAACCTGCACCAGAGACAAGATCATACGTTCCTTCTAAGAACGCTGAGTTCGTACCATTTGGAAACTATAGTCCACTCAAGAAGATTATACAATCCAAGATGTTCTATCCTGCATTTATTACAGGACTATCAGGTAATGGTAAGACCTTATCAGTAGAGCAAGCATGTGCAATGCTCAACAGAGAACTTATCAGAGTAAACATTACTATTGAAACAGATGAAGATGACCTTCTTGGCGGTTTCCGTCTTGTTAATGGCGACACCGTTTGGCACAACGGTCCTGTTATCGAAGCCCTTGAACGAGGTGCAATCTTGCTCCTTGACGAAATCGACCTTGCCTCTAACAAAATCCTCTGCCTTCAGAGCATCCTTGAGGGAAATGGTGTTTTCCTTAAAAAGATTGGCAGATACGTTAGACCCACCGCAGGATTCAACGTCATCGCAACCGCAAATACTAAGGGTAAAGGTTCAGACGACGGAAGATTTATTGGAACTAACGTGCTCAACGAAGCATTCCTTGAGCGATTCCCTGTCACCTTCGAGCAAGACTACCCCTCTGCCTCAACAGAAACAAGAATCTTGATCAACAATGGTTGTGATAAAGATTTCGCAGACAACCTAATCAAGTGGGCAGGTGTTATTCGTAAGACATTCTTTGACGGTGGTGTAGATGAGGTTATTACAACTCGTAGACTTGTTCACATCACTCAGGCATATACTATCTTTGGAGATAAGTTAACTGCTATCAAGAATTGTGTAGCACGTTTTGATGACGATACTAAGAACTCATTCCTTGATTTGTATACAAAAGTTGACGCAGGTGAGGAATTACTTGACAACGAGCAGACTACTGAGGTAGAATAACTGTATGAGAAAATACAGTGAAGATGAAATCCTAAAAGAGATTTCTGATTATGTTGACAATACCTACGGAGCACATTACTCTGTAGGTACAGTTCAAACATTAGACCTTATTGAATCTGTTGGAGACGCACAGGCATTCTGTAGGAGTAATATCCTAAAGTATGCCTCTCGCTATGACAAGAAAGGTACAGCACGTAAGGACATCGTAAAGATAATCCATTACGGTATGCTACTATTACATTTTTATGATAAACATGACGGTAATTACTAAACCCACAATTGAAGTACTCAAAAACTTTTGTTCAATCAACAAATCTATTGTTATTAAACCAGGCAATCAAATTTCAACTCTCAGTATTAACAAGAATATACTTGCTATCGCTGATGTCGAAGAACAGTTTGACTCGCAAATATCTATCTATGATTTGGGAGTATTCCTTGGAGGTCTATCTCTTTTTGACCAACCTAAGATCGACACAACAGCAGAAAATTATCTGACAGTAAGTGATACGCATGGTCGTACAAAGACAAGATATTTTTATGCTGACCCTGATATTATTACCCAACCTCCTGAGAAAGAAATAACACTTCCAACTGAGGATGTTAAGTTTAATCTTGAAGCAGGTGTACTAAATCAATTGCAACGTGCTGCAAGTGTATATCAATTACCTGATCTATGTTTGTTTTCTGCAGATGGTGTTATGCAGTTATCTGTCACTGATAAGAAGAATGATAGTTCAAATAGCTATAGTGTTGAAGTTGGAGAAACTGCTGAAGAGTTTTGCTATTGTTTCAAAGTTGAAAACTTAAAACTATTACCAGGTACATATCAAGTATCAGTTAGTAAACATAATGTTGCATCCTTCAAGGGTGATGGGATAAAATATTTTATAGCACTAGAACCAAATTCATGAACATTTTTGTGACAGACCCTGATCCTGTTAAATCAGCACAGGTTCTACCTGACAAACATATTGTCAAGATGCCACTAGAGACATGTCAAATGTTATCTATTGTTGCATCAAAGAAGTGGGGTCATGGTTTTGGTACATTACCTAAGTTAGATGGTACACCATACAAAACAGACAAAGGTGCATTTCGTAATCATCCTTGCACTATCTGGGCACAGACTAACTTCTATTGGTTAATAGAACATGGTCTTGCATTGTGTGCAGAATATACACACAGGTTTAAAAAGGTTCATAGTTGTCAGCATACTATTGAATGTGCCGATATTATGTTTCCATCCTGCCCACCACCAACATCATTTGTATTTGCAGGTTTTGATCAATTCAAGTATGATACTAGCATTGACATCTTCACTAAGTACAAAAGATACATTGCATCTAAACCTTGGGTTGCAACTAATTACCTTCGTGATCCATCTCGCAAACCAGAGTGGGTATGAGAGCAGACAGACATTGGGATCCAGTAGAAAATCTGGAAAAAGAACTTCTAACTGAACTAGAAGGTATCACCAAACAACTTGGTGGTAATATGACTAAATTGACTAGAGCAGATTCTACTGGTAGAATGAGCAAAGTCATTGAAATTGAATACAACATTACTACATCATGAGTGATTTTTTATGGGTGGAAAAATACAGACCGAAGAATATCGAGCATTGTATTTTACCACCATCTGTGAAATCTACGTTTTCTAATTTCGTAGAACAGGGTGAGATTCCCAATTTACTTTTATCAGGCACAGCAGGTGTCGGTAAAACAACTATTGCAAAAGCATTATGTAATGAACTAGGAGCAGACTTCTATGTCATCAATGGATCAGACGAGGGAAGATTTCTCGATACGGTCAGAAACCAAGCAAAAAACTTTGCTGCAACTGTTTCACTTACAGCAGGAGCAAAGCATAAAGTCCTTATCATTGATGAGGCAGACAACACTACCCCAGATGTACAACTCTTACTTCGTGCATCAATAGAAGAGTTTCAAAAAAATTGTAGATTTATATTTACTTGCAACTTCAAGAACAAAATCATTGAACCTCTACACAGTAGAACAACTGTAATAGATTTCAATGTTCGTGGTAAGATAAAACAAGAACTAGCAGCATCATTTTTTGAAAGGTGTAAAGGTATTCTAACTGCTGAGGATATACCATTTTCTGATAAAGTTGTTGCAGAGGTTGTCTTTAAATATTTTCCAGACTTTAGACGTACCTTAAATGAATTACAAAGGTATGCATCGTCAGGTAATATTGATACTGGTATCTTAGCAACTCTAGGTGATACTAAAATTGATAGTCTGGTTGCATCATTAAGAGCAAAGAAGTTTAATGATGTTAAGAAATGGGTCACACAGAATATAGATAGTGATCCTCAATCTATAATGAGAACATTATATGATAGCCTTGCTTCTATCATGACACCTCCTAGTATTCCTGCAGCAGTTTTGATTATTGCTGATTACCAATACAAAGCAGCATTTGTTGTCGATCAAGAGATTAACCTATTGGCATGTTTAACTCAGATCATGGTGGAGTGTAATTTCGATGTATCTTAAAACTCCATTACGATATCCTGGTGGTAAGTCTCGTGCTGTTAAGAAGATGGCACCATACTTTCCCGACTTTAATAACTATAAAGAGTTTCGTGAACCATTCTTAGGTGGTGGTAGCGTTGCTCTGTATGTGTCACAGATGTATCCTCATTTAGATATATGGGTAAATGATTTGTATACACCTCTAGCAACGTTCTGGAAAGTTTTACAGACAGAGGGAATCGAATTATACAATGAACTCATACAATTAAAGACAAGACATCCAGACCCTGCATCAGCAAGAGGTTTATTTATTGATGCAAAAGACTATCTTTCCCAAGGTAAGAAAGAAGATTTCCATGTCGCTGTTTCATTTTATATCATTAATAAATGTAGTTTTAGTGGTCTATCTGAGTCTTCATCATTCTCTCCTCAAGCATCAGATTCAAACTTCTCAATGAGAGGTATAGAAAAACTTAGGTTTTATGAACAAGTGATTCAGAAATGGTCTATCACACATCTCAGTTATGTTCATATGATGCCAAACAGTAAAGAGGTATTCACATACTTAGATCCTCCATATGAAATTAAACCTAAGTTGTATGGTAAGTCAGGTAGTATGCATAAAGGATTTGATCATGATGAGTTTGCTCACACATGTAATACATGTATAGGAGATCAGATGATATCTTACAATTCTTCCAACTTAATTAAAGATAGATTTCATGGGTGGAATGCACATGAGTATGACCACACATATACAATGAGATCAGTAGGTGATTATATGACAGATCAACAACAACGTAAGGAACTTGTACTAACTAATTATGGCATACGATGAACGTTATCCTCTAAAGGATTATCTAAATTCTATCAACCTTAATAAGAAGAATCTTATGGCAGAGGATAGTGATCCTGCATGGGAAATAAACTATCCAAGTTATGTAATTAACAAATGTATGTCTCATCATATGGATACTGTGATGTATGCCAATGAGATGAATCAGTATTCTAATATTTCTAAGAAAATGCAATATGATTTTTATATACATATTGTGAGACCCAAGAAGAGGTTTTCTCCTTGGGGTAAAAAACAGAAGATAGATGATCTTGACCTTGTGAAAAAATACTATGGATATAGTAATGATAAAGCAATACAAGCATTAAGGATCCTATCCCCAGACCAAATTGATTACATTAGAGACAAACTGAAAAAAGGGGGTAAGAAATGATTACTGAAGTACCTTGGACAAAGGACGATATGGTGGAGATATCTTTAAAGGAACCTGATGATTTCTTAAAGGTAAGAGAAACTCTCACTAGAATTGGTGTAGCATCTAGAAAAGAAAAGAAGTTATATCAATCCTGCCACATATTACATAAGAAGGGTCAATATTATATTGTACATTTTAAAGAACTGTTTGCATTAGATGGTAAGAGAGCAAACCTATCAGAGAATGATGTACAAAGACGTAATAGGATTATCAAACTTCTATCGGATTGGGGTCTTGTAGAGATCGTTAAAATAGATGAAGTTAAGGATGCAGCACCTTTAAGCCAGATTAAAGTAATTGCATACAAAGAAAAGCATGATTGGACTCTTGAGTCTAAGTATAACATAGGTAAAAAGAAACCAGTTAATGAATGATAACTATCTTTGGCGACCAGAGTGGATTAGATCACCTGGCTGGATCTTTGCTGAAGTTCCCGATGCAGTTCGTGCTGAGTTAGAAAATTGTATAAATGAAAGAGGTGGTGATGCTCGCAATACTTTAGGTGGGCATCTTGAACAATCTTGGCATCTTCCTATAAGGGAACATACCATAAAGTTCACAAGAGATTTAAGTTGGAATTACATTAAAGAGTTTGGAACTACACTTAGTATGGGTTTTGGGGAAGAACTTCATGATCCTGAGAAGGTAGACTTTGAATTGAAAAAATTATGGGTCAACTATCAAAAGAAACATGATTTTAATCCTTTACATATTCATTCTGGTATTTTTTCGTTTGCTATTTGGGTGGTAATCCCATATGATATGAAGAAAGAGAAGGAGAGATATAAAGAATGTAATAACAATGAGACAGCATCTTTTCAGTTTCAATGGAATAGTCCTTTAGGAGGACTGGATGCTCAACATATCCCATTAGATAAATCATGGGAATGGAAGATGGCACTATTTCCATCCAGAATGTATCATGGAGTCAATCCATTTTATACTTCGGATGAATATAGAGTATCAATATCAGGAAATCTATATATAGTAGATAGATAATAAAACATTATGGCAGAAGCAGTAAAAGAGAAACCCAAAGGTCCTCTAGGTAAACTTAAGGAAGCAGTTGATGATAAAGAAGAGCAACTGATGTACCTAGCGACACTTATAAGAGTGATCGTTCTCATCTGGTCCGCAGGAATTTTAACTTTGAACTACGTTAAAATACCAGGTTATGATGCAGGAGAAAAGATTGATCCAACTTTTATAGCTTCGGTCTTCACAGGCACTTTAGCTACTTTTGGCGTTCAAACAGGAGGCAAGAAGAAGAAAGGTGATAGTGATCCTGGTAGTGCTAACATATCTAAAAAGGATATGGAGTTTCTTATTGCTAAAGCATCTGAAACTGCACCTGCTCAAACCATCAGGATTGAATCTGCTCCTGTAAAAATTGTCCCAAACGATAAGTAAACATCATGCAAAAAATTATTAACGGAATCGCTATCTTCTCAGGTGCAGTAGCACTTGGTGTAGTAGGATTAGGTGGATATGTATTCATCAGAAAGGATGCTATCATTGATAGTGTGAAAGAAAAAGCAATGGAAGCAATCATGCCTTCTGTAGGTGGTGGCATTGAGAGTGCTCTTCCAGATGTCACTGGTGCACCAGTTCCCTTGCCTTCAATGCCATGAACAAGTGGATTGGAATAAGTCTAGGAGGAATCTTAGGTATATCCCATATTGGAATGATAGGATATATCGCCACTAGCAATAAAAGTGCATTACCTAACTTGGATATACCTGTAGGTGACTATACATCTTATGTTGTATCTGCTGATAAAGACGGATATAAGATAAGTTATAGTGCTAACGATCCAAAGACAGCACTAATTACTAAGGACATCAAAGAGAAAGGTGGTTTCTTAGGATTAGCAACAGAGACAACTCAGATTACTGAAGAGTACTTCTTAGATGGTAAAATTAATCAGGGAGGTGCTGTATCTAACAAGAGATCTTGGATAGATCAACCACCTGGTTTGACAGCATCACAGACAGAA